TGTCTTGTCGGTAAACTCCACACCGTATTCAGAACCCTTAACGTGTAGAAATTCGATAAACTCGCTACCATTCTTCTTGCCAAACTCCTTCACGCTGGGTCTAATACAGACCATGTGATTACCACATAGGCTAGGTATCCACCGATTGCCCTTGCGTAGAGGCTCACCCATTTGGTGCTTCTCAGTGGCAAACTGCGATACTAGCAACGCTTTCCACGCGTCCACATCGTACTTATTGCCGCCAAGATCAACTTGCTTGGATATATCACCAATCATGGCGTGATAGCACTTGCCCTGCACTGCACTGGCTGACTCACGGCCTAGAGTGACAATTACAGTGCCGCCCCTTAGTCCCTTATTAGCCATTTCCCACACTTTTGTCATTTCTGTTTTTACGTTGTCCTGCGTAATTGTAAAATCAATATCAGCCATTGGACTCACCTAATGCAATAAACTCAGCCAAAGTGATCCCAAAATGGGACGCAAACCGCATTGCTAATGATATTTTCATATCTGTACTGTTACGCCACCTAATAACCTGCTGTGGATGCACTTTAAAAGCTTTTGCTAGATCACTACCCGTGACCTTAAACTTGGCCTGTGCTACTCTTAATGAGGCACCCGTATCTACTTTCATGCTTAATTCCCCTTTGTATGATATATTGACTTTAATACTCCTCGACAAACTTAGCCCACCTTAAACAAGTGGGCCTTTTTTTGCCTGCTAAAAAGGAATGTCTTCTAGGTCGTTATCACCAATGCCTGGTGATGGTGTTGGCTTAGGTACTGACTGTTGATCTTTAGCGGTAAAGCTAAACGACATAGCAGGAGCCTTTGGGTTTGCGTCTGCTTTACGTAACCAGCCAGATACCCAGTATTCAATGCCATTCACTTCTGCACTTCCCTTAAACTGTGGATGAGTCTCAGACTTACGGTCTTCGTTCTTCCAGATAGATCCACGGTTGTTGTTGTCGTAGTTGCTCATAATTACATCTCCTTAGTTAGTCGTACAAATTCTTGCTGCTTACCTGTCAACTGTCGCCAGATGACCTGCTTTTCATGTTCATCTAGCTCAGCCAAAGCCTCTACTAGCTCACTTGTTTCTCCAGAAGCATGGCTTGATACTACCAGCGCGACTACAGACTGTGCCAAAGACTTACTGACCCGCTTCCCTTGCGTCTCTGGTGGCTGAACCGATATGTCTTGAGCATCCAAATCTACCTGTGGAATACCTACAAGGCTTGTAAGTCCGTAACGCCTAGCATAAGTTATTGCTGACCCAGCTCCCTGTGGGGTCACTTTCTCCATAGGCAGTAAAAACTCGCCTTGTATCCATTGACCAGAATTGTGCATCAGCATAGTAGATACACCAACACCCTTACCACCTTCTGATGTGACGGGTAGTTGTACAAAAGATAAACCATTCTTTGCAAACGCTGGCTTAATAACTTTTATAACGCTTTCCAAGTCAGCATAGGTCGATTTAAAAAACGGGTTTTTGCTATCTTTAATAGCTCCACCCATTTCTGCCTGGGCTAAACATAAAGCTTTAGATAGCTCTTCAATTGATTCGCTTTGATTCATTATTAATACTCCTTTTACTATAAAGCCCAACCATTCTATACTTATTGCAATGCGATGTAAACATTAATGTGCAAAAAATAATACAATAAGGTATTGCAATGTTATTAAAACGGAGTATTATGAGTTATCGAATCGAAACTAATAAATGAGACTAAAATGAAGATATTTAATTTGGAAGTGCCAGAATCATCCATCCTTGAAACAAGAGATGAGTTATTTACCGAGCTAGTAGTGGATGGCAACGTATCTATTAACGATAGAAAGGTGACGGTTTATGACTTACTAGAAGATATGATGTGCGAGGACAAAGACGATGTGTTTGCTATGTTGTTAGTAGATAGCACTGAAGCAAAGGCCCACGCTAACGAATTAATATGGGCTAGGTTTTTGTCAGAGTATGACGATGAAGCAATTGAGAATCACTATATTAATGAAATGGAGAGTTACTAATGACTACTGCAAGAGCTACAACGAATGAGAATGGGTATATGTTATACGGAGGCAATGCTGTCGGAAGGACAATATCAGCAAGCCAAATGTATTCAGATAAGACAAAAAGCGAGACAGTCTGGAAGTACAAAGATAAATGTCTGTTAGACGTTCTTACATATAACGAAGACAAATCGGTATCCATAGGAGCTATGAGACTAATAAAAGATTTTGGCGCTAATAAATTAAGTACATGCTTAGTTTACACGTCAGTATCACCACGTCATGTGGCTGTACATTGCCCTGATTTGAAAAAGGTTGTAATAGTTATGCAAAAAGGTAATTACGTCGTAAGAACAGATAAGTATTTTACAGGGAGAAAAGACAAATGAGTGCTAAAGATAAGCCAGTAAGTAAAGCAATGAATAAGAACTTCTCAGACAACTTTGATCGAATATTTAATAGCCCTCCTATTGGAGAGGATACTAGACCAAAGGATCGCATTAAACGTGCATTGTCTAGTGCTTGTGTTGAGGAAACATGGGATTGCACAAAAGATAAGGATGAATCATGAGTATAGTTTTTAATCCAACCATACCTTCTCAGTTTAATATTAATAGGAAAAAAGCAAAGAAGTTCGTTGAAGGTGTAGTTGTAAGAAAGAGATTATGGACTAAGGAAGACGTTGAGCGTCTTTTGTATTTACGGGCTATGCACGTTTCTTGGAAAGAGTGTGAGGCCTTGCTTGGCAGAACTAAGGGATCTTGTGCAGTATTTCTTCACACTACGGGTTCATTGCCTGAAGTTAACGCCCTAAGAAATAAATTAATTAACAATATAATGGCGGTAGAACCTAATGAATAAAATAGAACCAACATTTAGTATAAATGAACTAGAATCTAGCTCGATTAACCCGAACCATTACAAGTCTCATCCTAGTGGTATTGAGTGCATACAAGTCACTGAGCATATGGGATTTAACTTGGGTAATGCCATTAAGTACGTTTGGAGAGCTGACCTTAAAGTTAATGATGGAGGTATTGAGGATCTAACAAAAGCCCGATGGTATCTTGAGCGAGAAATTGAAAAGCGTTTAACTAAGCTTTAACACAATGATATAATAAATGCCCGAAATAATGGGGCATTTAAAATTAACTAGGTGGCAGAGATGGATCATGAGTTCCCAATAGAAGAAATCATTGGGATAATAGCAATTATTATATGGAGCATTACTCAATGGAGTTAACTTTAAAGGAAAAGATTTTACGGCAAAAGAAGCTGGATTATGTAAATCAGGAGATTAAGAACTACGAAAGAGCGATAAAGGTAGGAAGTAACCCTATCTTCAACGATTATAACGTAAGTAAAGCTAACAAATTAAGACTTGAGCTAGAATCTATTTAGGAGTGCTCAATTGTGAGCAGTCCTCCTACTTGTTCTTGATAGCATTAGCGGCGTTAACTCCAAAGCTAGCACTGACAATTGCAGCCCATGATGTGGTGATAGGTAAAAACAATCCTGTCATCATATCGGCAGCTTGAGTGGCACCAACTATATCACCTATACCAAAAGCCACCATGAAACTCAAACCTACCATAGCGATCAAATAAAACCCATAAGCCAGGCAAGCAAATCGGGATAGATCACGCCTCATTAATCCATTCGGATCTAAAGTCTTAATCATTAAAGCCTTAGCTTCTGCTGACTCCATATCAGTCTCTATAAACTCAGATGCTATCTTTTCAACTGAGTTAACGATTCCGCCACCTAATAAGCTTGAAACCCATCCCATACTAACCTCCTAACTCAAAGTGAGGCATATCTGAAAAGGACTTAAAGTGACCACCCCATTTAAGCTTTATACCTAACTGGCTGGCAGCCTGTAGCATCGCTGCTGCAACCATAGCCAAATGTTCAGTGTTATATGACGCTTTGCCATCAACATAGGCAAAAACATCCACTGCTCGCCCTGTTTGGTGCTTTGACTTATTTACACGCCCGTCACATTTGCTCAACCCTGCTGTAAAGAGTTTAGCTTGTTCAGCTTCTACTCTATAGCCGCCAGTTGACGGTATGCCAAAATCAACTTTAGTAATTTCCATAGCTAACTCAATCACGCCTATAAGTTCATCATCAACGCCTATTAGGTTTTCTATAGACTTTTTGCCTAAACTAAACAAATTAACCCCTTAACATAAACGCAAGACCTGTTACCAAGGCCGCAATCAAAACCCTTATAAACCACTCATTGGCACCGCTAGCTTTAACAACAACCGCCAACTTAACGGCATGTTCATCAATGGTTTCACTATGCCTGTTTAACCTAGAGTCTTG